GAACCAAGGTGGTATCCAATGCGAAACTGAACGACCATACATGGGTGATAAGGAAACTGGTTTCTTTGTTAAGACCAGTATTACTTGCTTTGGTACTACACGTTCCATGACATCACCTATATATGGTAAGACATTTACAACTGTTAATCTAAAGCCTAGTGCTAGGGATATACATAATGCTCAGATGCGTTGCTTATGTAAGAACGCTGCCATGTTTGGTTGTGGTATAGAGCTATGGACTAGGGAAGAGGAGGCACAGCTAGAAGCAGAAGCAGAAACGCCTGCTAGTACTGGTCTGGATGAAGAGGACATTATAGACGTAGCAACAGAAGTCTTTAATGCTTCGCCAGTACCGCCAGAGGGTACACCCGAACCAAGGTTTAATGAGGGTGTCCATCCAGACCAAGTATGCAAGAAGTGTGGTGCTGTTATGGTTACGAAGAATGGGAAATTCGGTAGTTTCTGGGCGTGTCCTAATTACCCAGATTGTAAATTCACCGCACCCATTACGACATAATTATTATTATTATTATTATTATTATTATATATATAATATAATTATTATTATTAATTATTATACGTTAGGTTTGGAGTAGAGAAAGTCTACTAAAGGGGGAGTTTAAAATCCGTAACTCCATCCGAAGCCTTGGGATTATTAGCACCCAATATTAATAGGGCAAGATGATTACTTCGGGATAACCCCTACTTAGTAACCAGAAGGTAAACTGGTTAGCCTAACGTGTAGTTTTTTATAGGAGATACTATGTCAGAAGTGCCAGACAATATATTCTCCGCTACGTTTGCAGACAGAGATGTAGAGCGTGTCATCTTGTCTGCTATGATGCGTGATAAATCAGAGTCCTCTTTCTTTCTGGATAGGGTAGGTGTAGATGATTTCTACTACCGTATCCATAGAGAAATATACTCAGAGATGCGTGACACATTCAAACTAGGCGGTGACTTAGACTACATAACCATCAAGTCTAATTTCTCTAACCAACAAAGGCATCAGGAAATACTGGGAGAGATACAAGACTATGCTTACGAACAACCCATACCCAACGAACAAGCCTGTAAGTTACTAAAGGAGTTCTCTTCTAAGAGGCTTATATCTAGCCTATGTGCTAAAGCACAGAATTCCCTTAACGATAACTCAGACTCCTCTGATGTTATTAGTTTATTACAACAAGAATCTACAGACATACTTAGATCACGTGATTTCCTATTCAACGAATCTTGTGTATCAGAACCAGATGAATGGTTAGGAGAAATACAGGATGAGATGGATTCTGGAGAACGTAAGGCTAACGACTACGATGGCCCAGCTATAGGTATGCCATTACTAGACCTTAAGATGCACGGCTTACAGGATATCAATGTTATCTCTGCACCTACAGGTCATGGTAAATCTATGCTTGCCCTTAATTGGGTAGTCCATATAGCCAGCAACGGATACGATGGGCGTGTCTTGTATATAAACTATGAGATGAATCGTAAGCAGTTGGCTAGACGTATATTAGCTATGGCTTCTGGTGTAACCTACGATGAAATATATAACCGTAAGTTTCGTAGTAGAGAAAATGCACAGGCTTATAACGATGCTAGGTTAGGATTGTTAGAGCGTAAGAACTTAATCATTACTGGCAACGAACCTAAAACCCTAGGTACTACAATGGCTTTGATACAAGAACACGCTACCTGTAACAACGTCAGAGTTGTAGTAATAGATCACTTAGGTGAGATTGCTAGTGAGCGTGATGAATACAACATGGAGCATTGGATTAAACTACAGAAATATGTTAAGGAATTAAAGAATGTCACTACACGTTTAGGCATTCACCTTATCGTAGTAGCCCAACAAAACAGGGAAGGATATAACAATGGACTAGGCTCGGCTGGCGGTCTTGGTAGAGTAGCAGGCACACTAGAGTTGAGTCGTATATGTGATTGTTTTATTAATATGTATACCACTAGGGAAGGAGAAAATATTATATCGCTAGAGAAGAATCGTAATGGTGAGGCTTGTAAGTTCAAGTCTAACTTTGATGGAGCAAGACAACGTATAACATTGGAGGGTATTGTATGACGAACAGTAGAGATAAGGGTAAGCGTGGAGAAAGAGAAGTATGTCATATACTTAGCAAGTATCTAGGCGAACCTATTACCAGAGAACTAGGTGCGTCTAGGGATGGTGGCTGTGATGTTAAGATAACAATAGATGAGTTTACTTACTTTGTAGAAGTCAAGCTATATCGTAAGGTAACTCAGGCTAATGTAACTGAGTGGTGGAAGCAGGCAGTACGCCAAGCTAATGATGATGAACACGCATTGAACGCTATACCTGTGTTAATCTACAGGCAGAGCCATTGGAAATACTGGGAAGTGGTAATACCTCTACAGTATATGCTGTGGCAACTAGAAGCAACCAGTAAAAATACAGATAAAAAGGCTAACCATACCGTAACTATATGCGTCAAATTTTTGGCAGACCTAATGCGTATGAAAGCAGGCGGTGGATATGGCTCTATATCCAATGGTAAGATGGATATATACATGGAGAAATAATTGAGTAGATACCCTATAACTATAAGAACAGGAGATTCTATGTCTGGTCAAAACCACAAATCCTCTGTAACATTAACTTGGTATGAAGTATCTGTTGCTATTCACCTAGTAGGTTTACGTCACACCGAATCCCTACGTAAAGGCATGCAAGATAAGCATGGATATAAAGGTAGGGACTTACAGGATAATTTCTATGGTATGCTAGGAGAGATAGCATTTGCCAAGGCTACTGGTAAATACTTTCCGATGTCTGTTAACACGTTCAAGGAAGCTGACATAGGAATCAACTGGCAGGTTCGTACAGTAGGCAGTAATAATAACAGGGACTTAATAGTTAGACCTGCTGATCCTAGTAAACATAAGTATGTATTGGTTGAGATTATAAAAACTTGCGATCATTACGATCAATCACTTGGACTTGAAACAAATCTTACTAGCTACCAATCCTACTCACAATACAAAGCTACCATACATGGATGGATAGAAGGTACACAAGCTCAAGATAAGAAATACCTCTCCTATTTTGGTAATCGAGATAGGCCTCCTGCTTATCGGATACCGAAAAAAGACTTAAGACCTACCACTTGGATGCCAGTCTAACGAAGTGAGAGCCTGTATTTTGAGAGATCAGAGTACAGGCTACCCTCCCCTATCTGTTTTATTTATTTCGGCCTCTATTCTGACTACGTTTGACCAACCTTAAATTACCACGACTATTATTTCTAGGGTTACGATCCTTATGATCTACGTCTAGGCTACTCTTACGCCCGTTAAGAACCTTCTTTCTAGCAGCATTCCTAGAAGCCCTACGTTTAATCTGTGCAGGCTTACCATGATATGTTCTGTACTCCTTACCATAATCTCTAGCCATCAGTATGTTTAACTCCTCTAAGTTTAAGACAACCTACATTAGTATTGGGAGGAGGCTTTAAAGATAAAGCCTTATCCATATCCTTCACACATTCAAGTTTGTCTTGGTAGATACCTAATATTTTGGAATTTACTATATGTATATCTGGTGGGTTACTCAAGATAATTATGAGAAGTATCCACATAACTACTTGATCTTTCTTATCTTCTGTATACATTTGAGAGGTACATGGAAGCGTCCTTCTAATCCCTTGTCTGACGATAAGCTCCTACAGATTATTAAATCATTCTCTGTTTTATCTAGCTCATACCCTATTGTCTTAATATACATAGGGTCTTTGTTACCGTCTTTTTCTAGGCTAGATAAGTACTCCCAATCATCCTCTGCCTGTGCATCTATCCAGAAGATTTCTACTAGCTTACTCTTGGTTTCATAAAGGGGTATTTTTTTCTTCTTAGGCATTACTTGTTAATTCCCAGCCAAGCAGCAATAGCACCCAATAGAGTCGCAACTGCTGTACCTATCCCTTGTACAGTTTTAATCTTTGTTTCTATTCGGTCTACACGGGTATGTACTCGCTTGATTGTTTCTTCATTAGAATCTATCTCTTTACCAAAACTGGTAATAAGCTCATCTATCCTTTTGAATCTTAAAGCCTCTAACTCTTCATGGTTAGTGAACTTATCCTCTATAAATTCTTTGAGGTCTGTTAATCCTTTAGTCGATGGTGGCATATTATCTCTTACTAATTCTTCCTAACATCTTGATTAATTCCCTGACCAATTCTAATAGCTGATCTAATTTATTAGATATACCCTTTAGTATGCTTTCACTTAAATCTGGCATCTACCCAACACTTACCCCAGTACATTAACCCTATCCAAATCGAAA